AACCTCTGAAAGTTCCTCTTCCATCCTGAGAAGGTTTATCCTGGGACGACTCATTGGAGACGCCCCATAGGTTCGCCCTCTTACTCGCCCTGCAAAGCACAATCGCTGCAGATAATAATACCGGGCAGCCCGCTGGATATCGGTCAGACCGCCGGCGTCCTGTTGGCGCTTCCAATCCTCGAACCATTCCCTAGAGGCGAGCAGCCACTTGAACTGTTTCAGGAACTCCTCGAGGTGATTCTGAAGCACCCGGTAAAAACAGACCAGATCGCTGTCCAGATCGTTGATCACTTCGTATTTGGATGGCTCCTTCCTAAAAAACACCCAGGCTGCTCCTGCGAATACCTCACAGTAAGATTTGTGGTCGGGCATCATCTCGATGATGGTTTTGGCTAGTTTTGATTTGCCGCCGATGTAGGCTAAAGGGCTGTTCATTGGGCGCTCCTTGTGACGATCCAGTTGAATATGATATCAAGCCCTTGCTCGGTCCGAGCATGGGGGCCGTCCGTTTGGATGTGGGGCTGCCTTGTACAGCTCTTCGCCCTGCAGGAGTTGGCCCTCCTGCAGGGCGGCCTCCATATTTCCTATTAACTGGTGATGGCGTCTTTGACCTTTTGGGCTTTGGTTTCCATCGCTTTGAAGCGCTTTTCATTGTTCCGTTTGACCAAGTAACCAGCGACCGCACCGGCCAAGACCCCTCCAACGAAACAAACAATACCTACAACCATGGGATGCCTCCTTATTTTTATGACCTACTGTTTACGGATGAACGTGACCGCAATCATGTTGTAATATTGAACAGCTGTGCTGTTGCTCCCGAACGAGTATCCCGACAATCTCAAGGGGATATCCCCGTCCGCCGCAACGAAAACGAACCCGCCGAACTGCTGGCGATCAGTCTCGCCGGCGGCCACATAGTTTTCGATCTGGAACCCGGCATGGGGACCACCCACAAAATAGACGGATCCGCCACCGGGCGCCTTGGCCACGATATACCTGTTGGTGCCTGCCGTCGCCCCCTTGGTACACTCGATGGCCACATTAATATGGAACACGTCGCCGGCCTTGAGCCCGGTTAATTTGGTCAGGTTCACCATCGTGGTCATCGAACTTGTAACGGTAACCGCCGAGGTGTTGTTCTGGGTCTCATAACTTGGATTATATACCCCCAGAGCACCCTCGATGGTATCCAGGCGAGCGATATCGTCGCCGGCCGCCGGCGCACTCACCTTGGCCCGGCCGGATGCATCGCGCAGGATGATCCTTTCGGCAGTGGCCGCACTGGTGGCGCCGTGGACATCGGTTGCATTGGCATGGGCGGTGTCGGCATCTGCTCGAGCAGTCGCTTCGGCTGCGATCGCGGCGATGTTTTCATCCGACTGGGCCTCGGCCCACTGCAGCCAGCGGTCGGCCAGGCGCCAGAACCAGTTAAAATACTGGAAGGGCGGCTTTTCCGAGGCGATCCAGCCCTGCAGCCGTTTGGCCGATGACGGGGCGGCAAATTTTAGCGGATCATCGTCGGAGACCCAGTTGATGTGGCCTTCTGTCGGTTTAACTGCCATGTGTAAAGCTCCTTATCCGATAAGCTGGATATAGGCGAACTCGCCGCCTACGCCCGGATCGTTCTCATCGCCAAACCCGTTGACGTTCGGATCACTACCGTCAAAACCGAACGCATTGGATGAAGAGTAGATGATCGCCAAAAAGTCTACCCGCACACCGGCAGCAACCACGTCTTGCATCAGGTCCCGGACGAAGGCGGCGATGCTCGCATCGATTGGCGTGTCAGAATAAAGATCGATCTGGGCCGGGTAGGTTTCGACCACCTGGACCTCGTTGGCCTGGGCCAAAAGGCGCCATACGCTGATCACATCCTCAAGCCTGCCGTGGGAGACGTTTTTTCCGATCTTGGCCTTGAGCAAGATCCGGAATAGATCATCCTCCCATCCGATCCGGGTAAGGCCCACGATGGTGCCGATGCGATCGAGCTGCGCCCCTTCTGCATTGTCGATGTCCAGCCGGCCGTAAAACTGATGGGCGGCGTCCTCCAAATCCTGGACCTGTTGGCCGAACAGGATCTCAATCAAAGCGGCGACCCTAGGGCTGTCCTTGTATTGCTGCAAGAGCCGGCGCCTGGCCGCATCGATATGGTCGGTGATTTTAGCGATCATACATGCGCCACCGTAATATTGGCCGTGTCCCACTGGGACATCTCGACATCGCCGCTGGTGCCGTCATCGATGTCCACGTTGTCGTCGGTGGTGGGGCTTGCCGCCACACCGATTCTCACCACCACGTCGACGATGCCGGCCACATCTGCCAGCTGGGAGATCAAAGACGGATAGACGATCACATCAGCGCCGGGTCCCAGACCGTTGCCCCAGCTGATGATTTTATCCTTGATGTAATCGTCACCATTGGCCGGATAGTCGGAAGTGACGGTCAGATCCAGCTCGAGATAGATGGGCACCTGAGTGGGCCGGGTAAACCAGCAGTAGTGGGTAAAGCCCTGGCTGTCGGTCAACTGGACGCTGATCGACCCATAGGGCTCGATGCCGGCCGGTTTGGCTTTTAAAAAGATGGTGTCGGCGATCTCCTGGTCCCGATCGGCGCTGCCGCCGGCCTGGTAGACCACCACTTCGAAGCTTTTCCCAGGAAGGCCCCTGCTGTCGGTGGTCAGGGTGTAGTTTTCAAAGACGATGACATGCTCGATGGCCACCTTGGTAGTGTCGGCATTAAGAGCCAATATGGCGCTTCTGATCGCTTCAACCGGCCCGGCCTGGCTGAACTGAAGGTTGCCGTTTCTTCGGATGCGAAGCTCGGCGTCGGTCTCAAGGTCCCGGCCGATGATGGCCGGAAGCGGATTGGTGACACTATCAAGTCCCGCAATGGGCGTATCGATCTGGGTCAATGTATCTTCGACCACCTCGATTGGGCCGGTTTCCAAAGCGATGCAGTCGACCAGCACCGTGCCCCCGGCCTCGATGGTCGCCTCCAGCTCGGTCGTAAAGCGGGCATCGGGGTTGTCGGCCACAGAAAAGATCACCCCTGCCGGCACGATGGTGCCTGCGGTACCGGAAAGCTCGACTTCTTCGATGCGGCTGGCCCGTGCCGGAAGGCGCACATGGCCGGTCAACGCGGCGGCCAGATCCAAACTGACCCCTTCGGCCGTTGCCGGGTACTGGGCGTTGTAAAGATCGGAGAGAAGCTCCCACAAAAGGGCCTCTCTTTCGGCAAAAATGCCTTTGAGCTGACCGAACACACTCTGGGCCGAGGTGTTGATCTGGGCGCCGAACGTGGCCCGCAGGGCGGTGTCGATCTCGGCATCGATATCGGCCAGGGTCTTTATGACCAGGCCATCGGGTGTGATTCCAAAGGTCACGGCAGCACCTCGTTAAACGTGATAATGGCGCCGGTATCGGCCACAGCCTTAAAGGCCAGTTGCAGCTCGCGGGTGCCGGCATCGATGGCAAGATCGAACTCGAGCAGCTCCACGATCCCCGGCGTGTTGATGATCTCGGCTTTAAAGACACTGTCCAGAACGACCGGGTCCGGGCTTTTGACCATCACCTGCTGCAGGTAGGGGATGCCGACGCGAAGGTCCAAAAACCACTCGCCCATGAAGGTCTTTAACCGTTGGGCCAGGTGCTGGCGGATCGCGTCGGCCTGGTCGACCAAAAGAAGGTCGGTGGCGTCGGTAGAAAGGTCCCAGGTGCTATCGTCTAAGAGAAGATCCATCTATTCCAGATCTCCCTGGCCGCTTATGGGGCCGGACAGGCTGTCGACCAAGGTGCCCGGTACCGCATGGCCGTTGGTAGTAATATGGTTGACGATGGCCGTGCAGATCGTTTGCCAGAACTGGCGCACCAGGGCCTGCTCGGCAGCATTTAGTTCCGCTCCGCCTGCCGCCAGGACCGCGTCGGCCACTTCGTTTCCCATCCCGGTACCGCTCATGGCCATGATCAGCTCCTTTTAATTGCTCCAAGGCGCGCCTTGTCGTCCTGGAAGTTGGCGATGGTGGTCCCTATAAAGGGAGAGGCGC